ATAGCACTCGAGAACGAGGATTTATTAAAACAGACAAACTAGACGATGGCAAAGCAGAAGTATCATGAAAACTAGAGAAGAAGCATACGAAATTATTTGTGATCTAAATGAAGAAGCACATGCTGCCGCATACGAAGACTGGGCTATTGCAGACGGTCTTGAAGAAGAAGGCGAGTTTGATGAAGCAGAAGAGGCTCGTGAAGATGCTTCTTATCAGCAAAGTATAGAGTTTCGCGAAGCGTTTCAAGTATTAGATCAAGAAACACAAGAAGCGATATTGTACTGGGAAAAGAACGATCCAGACTTTGCTGAAGAATTTAACGCATGGTGGGGTGAAGAAGATGCGTGATGACTTAATGGTACAACAGCAAGTTGAAGATAGTTGGCAACATATGGTAGGTGTTATCTGCTTAAATCAAGTAGATAGACGTCAGACAAAGCCTGTACTAAAAGAGTTTTTTGAACGCTGGCCAACTGCTGGCTTTTTGTTGTTTGCAACCGTAGATGAAATTGCTGAAATGCTAAAGCCATTAGGTATGCAAAATGTTCGTGCAAAACGCATTTATAAAATGAGTCAGCAATGGCTTGATTGGGACGGTGAAGATGCTACCGAACTATGTGGCATTGGCAAGTATGGTAGCGATAGTTATAGAATCTTTTACAAAAACGATATTCCAAATGATGTAGAAGATAAAGAACTAAAACGGTACATTAAAGAAGAAGTATATGCTTGACATGTACAACAATAGATGTTATACTCGTATGTATAATAAATTATTCTGTGAGGACAAATGAGTACCTATATTTTAGTAGACACAGCTAATACTTTCTTTAGAGCACGACACGTTGTACGTGGCGACTTAGATACTAAAGTAGGTATGGCTCTGCATATTACACTTAACAGTATTAAAAAGGCATGGCAAGACTTTGATGCAGATCATGTTGTGTTCTGCTTAGAAGGTCGCTCATGGCGTAAGGACTATTATGAGCCTTACAAACGTAACAGACAAGAAACTCGTGACGCAATGACTCCTGCACAGCAAGAAGAAGATACTGTGTTTTGGGAAATCTTTGACGAGTTTAAAGATTTTATCAGTACAAAGACTAACTGTACAATGATCAGACATCCGCAACTAGAGGCAGATGACCTTATTGCAGGATGGGTGCAAAGTCATCCTAACGATGATCATGTTATTATTAGTACTGACGGTGACTTTGCACAATTAATTGCACCTAACGTTAAGCAGTATAACGGCGTTAGTAACACAATTATCACACACGAAGGCTATTTTGATGATAAGAAAAAGCAACCTGTGATTGATAAGAAAACTAAGGAGCCTAAAGGTGCTCCTGATCCACAATGGTTACTATTTGAAAAATGTATGCGAGGTGATACAAGTGACAACGTATTCTCAGCCTATCCAGGTGTTAGAAAGAAAGGCACTAAAAACAAAGTCGGACTACTTGAAGCGTTCGATGACAAGGATACAAAAGGCTATAATTGGAACAATCTTATGCTACAGCGTTGGACTGATCATAATGGTGATGAACATCGCGTACTAGATGATTACAACCGTAATGTTATGTTATGTGACTTAACAGCACAACCGGCTGAAATTAGAGAGATAATTAATAACACTATTGCAGAAGTAGAACCTAAAGAAATTACACAGGTTGGTATGCGTCTGTTAAAGTTTTGTGCCAAATGGGATATGCAACGTATTGCAGATCAAGCACAATACTATGCAGAGCCTTTGCAAGCAAAATATCCAGGAGGAAACTAATGAGTATAAATGCAAAAACAATCTTAAAAGATAAATTTTGGATTATCGAAGATAACGGTAAAAAGATGGGTACACTAACTGTCAATGACGAAAATCGTTATATGTACTCTTGTGCTGAAGGTACTGCATTTTTTGATAATAAATCACAATTAAACAAGACTTTAGGCAAGATTAATTGGAGCAATACTACAATTAGCCCTAGTGAAACTCCTGAAGATAATATAGTTTACGGATTACCAACATCAACAAAAGCATTTAACACAATGTATGACATTAAAAGAAAACTTGCATTGTTTACAAAGAGTGCAAAGTCTAAAAGCATCTATTGTGCAGGCTATTTTATTATTTGTTTTGAAAAAGGATGGGTTCGTAGTTTCTGTCCTAAACTTATTACTATTGAGCGTTATGGGTACGAAGGTCCTTTTAAAACAGATATTGAAATGCGTACAGCATTGAGTAAAGCAAATGCCAAGTGAACCTCTCAATACATTTCCAATACAGCAATTTTTACAGCAAGTAAAGGCCGCTGACACAAGTAATGCTAAAGAAGTTAAATTAAATATGCAACAGGCAAAAACTTTAGCATTAACCCTTGGCGAAGTAATGACTAGACTTAACGGAGACTTAGAAAAATTACTTCTAAAAAAGAATGATAGCTCAGACGAAGTCATTCAAGTGCAAATAGGCAGTTCAAGCGACTGGAAATAAATCAAAATTTGGATAAATATATGCGTAGTTAATTAAAGGAATACGCATATGAGCAGACCTAAACCGAATGTGCTTTTAGAATTTATTGATAAGAAGACCTACAAGGCTGATCAAATTTTAGAAGCAGAAGCAATCTGGGCTGTATTTTATAAACAAAAACCGTTTAATTTAAAATCATTAAACAGTCTTACAAATTATCCAGGGCCTAAGTACAAGAAGACCAGTTTTTCTAATCCAGGCCATGCATTTAACTTATCACAAAAATTAAATGATTTATTTCATTGCGAAGATTTTGAAGTATACAAACTAACCACAGGCGAAGTTGTTACAGAAGATGAGCAATGATATCCAAAGAAACTTATACTAAAATATTTTTAAAGCAAGCCGACATTTCGTTAAGCGAAGCGGCTATTAAAGAATATACACCTGTATGGTGGCAGAACACTAGGGCAAAAGATTCAGGCGGACTAAGACTAACAGATGAAGGTTTTGATTTTATTAGAGAACGACTAGAACTGACAGTGTTCGAAGTTCCTTTTCCAAGAGACTTCAAAATGACCACTCAAGTAGTGATATTTTTGGACAAATTTATTGATTGTCCTTACTACTTAGACACACATAGTCTATGGGTAACGGACGAAAAGAAAGCATTAGAACTGCATCTTTTTTCAGGAGATGTTAAAAAATACGGCATAATCAAAGCACTAAAAAGACAAGAAAAAGATTAAATTTCTTTGCCAAAAGACTTGACTTTAATGACTGTTGAGCGTATTATATATACATAAGTTAACAAAAGAGAGGCAACTTTAAATGGAAACAGCATTCACCCGCACAGTATCACCCAACAAGGCTAAGAACAGTATTCTACGTGCTTTTAAGAAAAAGCGTCCTTTATTCCTTTGGGGTCCTCCGGGCATTGGTAAATCAGATATTATTCACCAAATTGGTGTTCAGCTCGATGCTCTTGTTATTGACATTCGTTTGTCACTTTGGGAGCCAACAGATATTAAGGGTATTCCATATTATGCCGCAAATGACAACAAAATGATGTGGGCGGCACCTGCAGAATTGCCAACTGCTGAAATGGCTAAAAAACATAAGAACATTATTTTGTTCTTAGATGAAATGAACTCTGCGGCACCTGCTGTACAAGCCGCGGCATATCAGTTGATCCTTAATCGCAAGGTTGGTCAATACGAATTACCAGACAATGTTCTTATTGTTGCCGCTGGTAACCGCGAAAGCGATAAAGGTGTTACTTACAGAATGCCTGCTCCGTTGGCAAATCGTTTTGTACACTTGGAACTTGCTGTTGATTTTGATGATTGGTTTGAGTGGGCTGTTAACAACGAAATCCACACAGACGTTGTTGGTTATTTGACTTTTGCTAAGAAAGACTTGTATGACTTTGACCCTAAGTCTCCAAGCCGTTCGTTTGCAACACCTCGTTCGTGGTCATTTGTATCAGAACTACTTGAAGATGACGATGACGAAAATACAACTACTGACTTGGTTAGTGGTGCAGTAGGCGAAGGACTTGCTGTTAAGTTTATGGCACACCGCAAGGTTGCTTCTAAACTTCCTAATCCAACTGACATCTTAACAGGTAAAGTAAAAGAGATGGCAACTAAAGAAATTAGTGCTATGTACTCACTTAC